AAGCCCGATCAGCCAACCTTTGAATTTAGTGTGGAGAAATTTCATAGTTATTTGATTAGTTTATTGTTGAGTTTTTATTTATCGGGAACTGTAAGTTTCGGAGGCGGCAAGGACGCAGTAGCTTGTTTGGTGTCCTTGCGAATCTGGGCAATCATTGAATTCTTTTCGGCGATAGCTTCTTCGTGCTCAATCTTCTTAAGCTTGGAAACCTCGTTGATTTGATTTTGCTGGCGAGCGTCGGCTGATCCAACAATCTTGTCGATCGATTCTTGGCGCGCTTGATCACGTTTAACCTTGGCCGCCATCTCTTCGGTGGTTATAAGGTTTAAGGCCGGCGAGGAGTGGTGGAGTTTTCCCATAACGACCCGAACATACTCCTCGTTTACCGGATGCTTGTTGCTAATCTTACGATAAGTATCAAGGTGGTCGCCAAATGGTCTATCGGGCTGAACCAGCACAATCCACGTGCCGTCCTTGCGGCGTTTACCAAGTGTTACCGTTTCGCTCATAGTTGTTTGTTATTGGTTGGGCCCATGGCAGCCGGTGGACCGCCATGGGCCGATTTAATTAGTTGCCCTGGCTGGTAAGCCGGAACAAAGCCTTGAGCTCACCAAGGCCGGAGCCGTAAGAGCATTCGATGATCTCGTTATCCCGGCTGCGAGTCTCGTCGCCGAAGAATTGATAAGTGAACGACAGGCCAGTCTGATCGTCGGTAAGTTGCTCGTAGGCAACCAACTTCTTCAGAACGCCAGGAGGCGGCATAATCGGAGCGGTTGCAACCAATAGCGCAGACGGCCACGCCATGAAGCCAGCCAAGTTAAGGTCAGTGCCTTGAACAACCGCGCCGTCGCCACCACGAATTGAAGTTGTAACTGGCACAAGCGGATCGTGCTGAATAGACTCAAACCCGTACAGTCCACCAACAATACCCTTGCGCAGAATATCAGTAGTGCCAATAGCCAGCAGGGCAGTGATACCAGGGTCAATGGCAAGGTTGGTGTAATAGGCCGGATTGAGCACAACATTGCGACCCTGGGTCGGCCAGAACGCATTGATTGCAGCCTGGAGTAACACGTTGCCAACAATAGTATGATCAAATCCACCAGCAGCGCCGGTCCAGATTGAATTGCCGAAGTTAGCGGCATTGATCCAGGTGCCAAGAATGTCGGCACGAATATCAATAGCAAGCTGCTCACCAGCCATAACAGAAAGCTTTTGAATGTCAAGCCAAGGCTGACGGCGAATCTCGTATGCTGAGAACTGCAAAGCTTTATACTTACGACCACTGCCAGGAGTAGCAACGCCGTTGCCGATGCCGCCCACAAAAACTTCCTTGTACAATGTTTGAGCATTGGGGTTTATTACATAACCAACCCCTTGGTTGAATTCGGACGACGCCACGGTATCAAGCGGATAGTAAGGGACTTCCATCTTGTCAGTACCCTGCAACGGAATGTTGCCGAAGTTGTGGCAGAATATTTCCAAGCTGGTAAACTGGCGCCGGAACGCACGCATCACTTCGGACATGATAATCTGCCGAAGCAATTGGGTTGACATGGTGTTGGCGTTATGCGGACTGGCTGCCCAGCTATCCCAAGCTTCCCGCAGGGGACCGACCAAGTTAAGGACACCTTTCTCGTCCATCTGATACTTTTTGAGACGGTTAACCATGGCTGATATCTGCTTCGCCTTATTGGCAATGTCCTCGCATTCACCACTCGTACGTGGGCCGGTCCGATTGCGGTTGTAATACTCCTGAGCCTGGGAAAGCTTGACAATATTTTTGTCCAGGCCGCTAATAGAACTGGAGTCGTCGAGCGTGATGTTAAGCGGATCGCGCCCGGGCAACTGCGCCGGCAGCTTGTTAAGCTGAACAAGAATTGGATTATTCCCGTCTTTGTCCTCAACAGCCTCGGTGGCAATGTTCATCCACGTGGGCAGGTCGGCGGCATTAAGTTTGCCGGCTTCAACCAACTTGTCCAGGCTGGACTGGATCATGTTAGTCCGTTGGCGAGCAACAGTCTTTTCCCAGTTAGCCAGGCGATTAGCTGTGGCCGCAGTCCAGAGCTTGGTTTTCTGCGCATCTTCCGCACCGTCACCACTGTCCGGCTCTGGCTTTTCAGCGTCAGGCTCGGGAGCGTTCTTGGCCGCACCACAGTCAGCGCAATCACAATCGGGAGCGTGGTCACCAGACGTGCCGCTTTTATACTTCACGGCGTTCTGAGGCAGTGACGCCCTGATCGCGTTCAGCATGTTATCGATCCAGGCATCAGTAGCGTTCTTGCTAGTTGATACACCCCAGCGATTAAGCAGGGTAATTTTTTGTTTTCGGTTCATAATAGTTGGTTGAACTTTTGGCAGTTGTTGGTTTCTCAGACTATTCAGCGTTGCCAGTTTCGCTTTCATATTACGAACCTGGATGGCGGAGAAATTAGACACCGGTTCAGCGTCAGTCAGCTCGTCGATAAGACCAAGCTGATTAGCTTCTTCGGCGGTAAAAAGTGAATTGGCAGACATTAGATCAAGCCAATCATTGACAGGCTTGCCGGTCTTGCGAGAGTAAATCTCAGCAATCTGACGAGTGGTCTTTTCCAGGTTATCAGCTTCCGCTCGCATGTCGTCAGAATTACCCATAACCATTCCCCAGGCAGGATGAATAAACATCTGAGCGTGGCGTGGCGCCGACAACTTGATTTCTTTGTTACAAAGGAGCCAGGACGCAACGCTGGCAGCCATACCATCAATGCTGCCTGTTTTCCTACCAGGCCATTCGTCGATTAGGGACTTAATGGCCATCCCTTCCCAAACTAATCCGCCAGCGGAGTTAAGCCGGAAGTGAATCGGCTGGGTTTTATCAAGGTCTTTGGTGAGATCGAGAAAGTCTTGAGCGGTAAACCCTTCGTTGCCACTAAAAGGATCGTCACCGATATCCTGATAAATCATCAGCTCGACTGGATCAGTGCTGGCCTTGTCGAATGTTACCGACAAGTTAAACGGACCCTTTGACTTCTTAATGGTTTCTTTAGGCATTTGCTTCCGTTTTCTCTTTTGGAGATTGACCATCAAGCGGTATCTGGCCAGGCATAAGCGCCGGCAAGGTTAGCTTTATTCCCAGTTTATCAATCATCTTTTGCTCGTAGGCCAGCTTGCGAAAATGAGATACTGGATTAATACCGCGTGGACCAAGGATAGTGTGGTAATTCTCAGTTCCGGCCGCCAATCCCATGGTTTGCGCGGAAGCATTGTTTCCAACATCGACGTTACAAGCTTCAGGAGATTGAACGTGAAGGCAGTTGCGCCAGTTAGCTGGAGGATCAGCAACACGCGGATCGTTCTTTATTGCCCACTCCATAAACCAAGTGGTCGATTCGATGACAAATCTTTTCCACTTCTCTGAGTCGCCGGTAAAAAATGAGTTACCAGTATCAAGCTCAGCCCTAACTTCAGTGCCTTGAGACTTTGCTGAATTGCCACTTATCTTCTGAATAACAAGGCAGCGAGGATGTTTGACCCCACAGCAAATGAAATTTATCCGAAGCTCGATTAGGTTTAGCGTTTGATCACTTGGTCTGGTCGGGGAGTCAAAGTGAACTTTTTCACCTAACTTTAATCCGTAAACATAGGCGCCAGTCTCTTTACGATAAACCTCACGCCGCTTTTCCATGTCATCAACCGGAAGCGGCTGATTATTTACACCAAACCTTTTCTGAAGATATTCAATTTTACGGTCCGTAGGTGGAGCGGCCTGACCAGAGGCTGTCTCGATTGCCAACGCCCGAACAGACTGGGAAGAGTGAGCCTTGTCCTCAATGTCGAGCGTATCTTCAAGCTTGTTAATAGTTACCTCGACCGCGTAAAAGTCACTAACAGAGCGAGGCTGGTCAGCACGATGCAAGTTCCTCAAATGCCATACTTGATCATTGGTTACCAAGTTCCAGGAGTCATTTTGCTCAAAGCTAGTTGATCCAGTTCTTACCCAAAAACCAATAGGCTGCAAAAGATCACGCCCATCAACGTTTACCTTTTCGTACTGAACACCATCGATAAGTGTTTGGTTAGATTGTTCGAACTGATTCCATGGTGTCTCAACCCTATGCGCCTCGATAATTTGGATTGCAGGTTTTTGGACCCTAAGTGTTCGGTTCCCTATGGTCAGAGGTAAAGCTTTGCGAGTCTTGAGATAAAATACTTCTCCGTCAACCTTTTGATCACGGTAACCAATCTTAAGCAGGCTTTCCATGGTTTCGTTGTTCCACCCGCAGTTCGCAAACCATTCCCTAACAACTTCATCGGCTGCCTCGTACCACTTATCTTCTGATCCATCAAAGTCGTCAGGATAGAAGTGAACATGAAGTCCAGATGATCCGACCGTGTATCTCTCGCCGACCGAAAGAATAGCTTCCACTAGTGGACTGTTTTGGGACCAATAGCGCATCCGGCGAAGCATTTCCCGCCTGGTAACATAGTTTTGGTCCCAGCGGGCATCTTGGACCAACGATGGAAGATAAGAAGTGTTCCCACCAACAAACAATGGCCACCCGCCTTCATACCAATTCCTTACGCCGTGATAAAGCTTTCGAACAGCGTTGGACCTTGGAAAAGTCTTCTGAGCAAGCCTGGCCGCATTAAGTGTTAGCTTTCCAAACGTCGGAAAGTTCGACGAATCAAAAAGCAATGCGGTTATTGGTGAATTTACCATGTTTGGGTTGATCTAAATGGATAGTTAGCCAACGTTGGATTCAAGCGGATGTATCCGAGATCAACTTGATAATTATCGACCGGATTGCTAAGTATGCCATTAATCCTGTCCCAGACAGCTTGATCTGGGTCTTGGGCGTAAGTTGGATACTGAAGCATGAACGCAATCCCACACTGATTAGTCGGATAAGTTTGCGCCAAATTGTAAAGGCATTTTGTTTCCCATAGCTCGGCGTCGTACATTTCAATCAACATACGAAACCCCTGTTGAATCTGAGCCACTGAAAACCTGCCAAACCCAGCCCCAGCGTAAGATTGAGACGCGGCGTTTTTACTTACCGATGCAATAGTACCAGAAGCAAACAACGAGGCAGCGTTCCGCTCCATGATTCGAAGCTGAGCGCGGAAGCTATTCGCTTGAGCCGGACAATCGTCCCAAGCATTTTCAGCCCAGCAAGCGAGTGTACGAGTATCAATGTCCACATGTGAAGTATCTACCAGAAGACCGATTTTGGAAACCTACTAGAAAAGAGGAAGCTGAAAGAAGAAAGCGTTACCGTTGGTAACGCTGCGATCGCTAATAGAATTAATGGTTTCGTTAAAAAGCGTTACCTTTTTACGTCTTTAAAAGCGTTACCAATGGTAACGCTTTTAAAAGCAGACGGAAGGCGCAATCCTCGTATTGCAACCGCATGAGCACGGCTAGAAGCCTTAAGCCGAAGTAGGATGGCTTTCGTGTGGCAATTAACTGTGCCCGTGCTTATGCCTAGTAAGCTGGCAATCTCTTTGTCGGTCTTTCCTTGCGCAATTAAAGAAAGCACTTGTTCCTGACGAAGTGAAAGATGTTGGCTCATTTATTATCGTTATTTGGACTAGTGGTAAATGCTGCAATAAAAAATAGAACGGCAATAATTAATACTGGATTTCTTTTTATCCAAATGGCCACAACGAAAGAGAAAGCTATTATTAATATTTCAGTCTTGTTCATTTTGTTTCCTTGTTTTGTTCCGATTTTATTCTGGCATGATCCTCGCACCAATACGCAGTATCCAAAAAATCCTCGTTATCAATCCCAGCATTGATAACCATAAAATGTGATACACTGTTTGGGCATCCGTCCTCTCCGTACTCACCCCAGCACGTTGCATATTGATGCCACCCACCTTTTATATGTTCATCCGGAATTCTTTGTAAAACTTCCAACTCCGGGCAATTAAGGCGTTTACGCTCATCGTTAATATTATAATCACTCACAATTTTGTTTCCTTGTTGGTTTGGATTGCATCGAAACTAATCAACTGCAACCGGTAAGCCAGGACTAGATTCATCAGCTCACAGCTATGAAGATGGTCTGGCCAGTCTGCCCGCCTTTGAACCCAGCTATAATCGCGAGGATTATTTTTCTTAACCTTACGAATCTTTCCAGACATGTGGCGCGCATATTCCTCAGTATCCATTTCTTTTGAAATACTCCACTCCAGCCCAGTCTTTCCATGACGGATGTTATCCATCATGTCCTCGAATATGTCAGACAGGAATTCGAGTAACTCAATCCGCACCGAATGCGCAAATTCAGATCCAGCGTAAGGGTCGATATTTGGATTTATCCGATAAGGTCGGTATAGTCCACTGTCCGGGTCTCGCCATTGACGTTTACCGCCAAAGCTTTTCATTGGGTTCCATCCGTTAACCATTGGCCTTAAGTCTTGGATCGCTTCATCCAGTTGACACCTGGTCGGCATCTTAAGATTGGCGCAATTCTGCAACACTTCAGCCTGATTAAATCCGGTATCAATTCCAAACGCCTGCGGAATAACTTTATGCTTCTTCTGGAAAACATCAAGATCGTCCCAGGAGTTAGCAAACATGTATTCAATACCATGGCACTTATCGGTGCCACTCCAACTCCTGGCCACCGCCCAGAAGTAAGGTGCCATCTGCTGATAATCAACAGTGACCAGTGTTATCCATTCAGAGGTAACTTCGATATGGCGACCAGCAGTTCCAACCTTGTCAACAGCTATCGACTGATTCATGTCTGGTTCGGCCAGGTCTGAGTTAATAAATCCCTTCACACCCTCGACGCTACGCTTGGCCGTTAGGAACTTTTTAGCCATTTGACCAAAGTCGCAATCCCGGGCGGTAGAATACATGCTAGGCAAGTGCCATCCGATATAACCAGGTATCCCAGAAGCCGTCGGCAACCACCGCCCTTGGTCCACCATGGCACTTTTATGTGAGTTTAGTATCTTTCCCTGGCACCAAGGACAAACCGCGTGAGCCGTCCTCACTACCGCTTCGTAATCCCACGTCCCATCGCACTTTTTGGCTTTTTCGTCCCAGCGGATATAAGCTTCGTATCCTTTGCTTTCGAAGACCGAGAATCGCTTTGACCAGGCAAACACAATCCAGCCTCGATTATCTCCCTTTCTGCTTGGATTTGAAATTGGATTTGAAGCCAGGTCAAGTTTAGTTTTGGATTGTAGTGGTGAATTTTTCTCATAGGCTTTCCGGTTACAATGCGGACACGGGACAAAATATCTCCGCTGATCCGTCTTTTTAAACTCTTCCCAAATTCCAGTCTTATCCAATGTCGGAGTTGATTGCTTGTACCGACGAGACTCTGACACTGACTTGGTACGCTCGTCTGCCAGAACTATTGGACTGGCTTCTTTGGAAGTCTCAGTTAAGGTTGGATACTTATCGATCTCATCCTGCCAGACTATATCGCAGCGATTCTCAGCCAACTGACCAACGGAATTAGATCCAGTAAGATCGACTATGGATCCATTGATTTGCATCTGGGCAGTCGAGAAGTCATAACGAGCCATTCCCTTGGTTGGTATCTTGTCTCGTAGGCATTTGGTTGCCTTTATGGCTTTCTGCAAGCGGGTCTTGCTAAACGATCCAGCTCCAGCGGGACCACCGGAAGTTGGCTTGACTATCAGTGCGCGAGTTGGATCATTGGCAAGCCGGTAGCATAGGCCGGCCATGTTTCCGATCGTCTTACCAATTCCAGTTCCAGCGCAAGTAATAAAGTCCGTTCCACCTTTGAGAGTTGGCGGCAACGGACCCCAGGCGTCGACCATTTCCTTGAGAAACATTCTGCCGCGCAAACAAAATGGACCCTTGATCTTTGGCTCGTTCAGGACGAATTCTTTCTCCGCCCAGGATGACGCCATAGCTGTTGGCTTAGGCGCACAAAAGCGAAGGATTAACTTCTGAGAGTAATTTCGCTCTTGAATTCTAAGCTTTGATTTTGGTGGCGGTAAGCTCATTTTATTTGTTCAGCTAATTGCTCGACCTGTGATCATACAAGTTCAAGTTGACTCTCCGAGAATATATGAATCATTCCGTCTCCGTTGCTGCTGATATTAAATGGCGCCTTGTTTACAAGTTCAACGGCCACTTTGATTTCGCCCCTGGTGTTAGGAAACACGGCCAGGACGACACCGCGGAATATATAGCCTTTCGGCTTAAAAACATTATCTCCATGATTGAATTTGTTCATTGTTTTCCTTTGTTTTGGATGTTTGATTTAGTTAGTTCAACCCACTGTTCTAATACCGCCTGCGCTGTCTCTGGATCAGCTGGGTTACAAAGTCCAGATAAACTCTTAGGCATTTGCTCAAGCTCCTGGCGCAATGGTCCGAGTAGGTCAGTCCATATTACACGCTCGATCTGCGCAAGTTCCATTAGTTCCTTGCGCCGCTCTGAGTTAATCATTTCCTGTTCCTCGGCCTTGGCGTTAGCCTGCCTGGCTATTGCTTCATCTTTCTCAGATCGAAAAGTGATAGCCTTAAAGACGTCGACTGCTGAAAGCAGTGCGCCTTTCTCAAAGACCACTCCGGCACGCTGAAGCATGGCAGCAAAGTGGTTAGAGTCAGTCCCGTAGGCTGAAGCCCAACCGTTAAGCGTGGCTTTAATTACCCGACCAGATATTTCAGGAGGTTTTCCCATAAAAGCTTAGGTATTTCATAAATCGGTCGATTGGGGGTGGGGTGCAGGCTGCTGACGCGACT